GGCGGTTTTATTGGAAACCATCTTGTTTCAAGATTAAAGAAAGAGGGTTATTGGGTCAGAGGAGTTGACTTAAAAGAACCTGAGTATAGTAAGACTGAAGCAGATGAGTTTGTATGTCACGATTTACGTGATTATAAGATCTGCGAGCGCGTTATTCGATTCGATGGTCAACAAGGAAATTTCTATGCAAAAGTACCTGATCAATATAGGCTTCCGTTCGATGAGATTTATCAGCTAGCTGCTGATATGGGTGGCGCGGGATTTATTTTTACAGGAGAAAATGATGCTGATATTATGCATAATTCAGCTACAATTAATCTTAATATATTAGACGCTGTACATAAATTTAACGAAGAGATTAATGGCGAGGTACCAGATAGTCACCCACCAACCAAAATATTTTATAGTAGTAGTGCGTGTATGTATCCGGAGCATAATCAGTTAGATCCTGATAATCCTAATTGTGCTGAAGATAGCGCTTATCCTGCTAATCCTGATTCTGAATATGGATGGGAAAAGCTATTTAGCGAGCGGTTATATTTAGCATATAATAGAAATCATAATATACCTGTACGTATTGCAAGATTTCATAATATATTTGGCCCACTCGGTACTTGGGATGGAGGTAGAGAAAAGGCTCCTGCAGCTATGTGTCGTAAGGTTATTCAAGCTAAAGATGAAATTGAAATATGGGGTCCAGGTACACAGACGAGAAGCTTTTTATATATCGATGAATGTATTGAAGGTGTACGTAGATTAATGGAGTCTGATTGGACTGGACCTGTTAATATAGGTTCTGAAGAGATGGTTACTATTAATCAGCTTGTAGATTATGCATGTGAAATTGGTAATAAGAAATTATCAAAAATGCACATACCTGGACCGCTTGGTGTTGCAGGTAGAAACTCTGATAATAATCTCATTCAAGAAAAAATAGGTTGGGCTCCGAACTACCCACTTAAAGACGGTCTTGCAAAAACATATGCATGGATCGAAGAACAAGTTGCATTATCACAGCAATAAGTTATAATCGTTTAAATGATTGTAGAAGACATTAAATGCTATGACGGTGAATTAATTCACGATAGATTCGCTTACAAATACTTTCGTAATAAGACTCTTCCAATTGGTAATATTCTTGCTTTTCGAGCTCCTATGCTTGTTGAAGCTGATGGTATGATTGATCTGGAAGATACTCTTAAGAATGATTATATCTATAGCGATGATGCTATTAACTTTGTTTGGGAGATTCCTAATTTAGATTTCTTTGGAGCAGTAGCTTGGCAGAGATTATTTAATACTCAAATTGCTAACGTACTAAGTACTCAATATTTAAACGCACCTATTGAAGTTGATGGTGACGATTTAATGGTACATAAAGAGTTTGAGCAACACGGTATTATTCAACCAAAAGGTAAATGTAGTGTAAGTATTACTTATGTTAAAAATGGTGCTGCGTTAGGTCATACAGCAATTAATGTAACTGCTGGTCGTAAAGCTCCGGCTTTTGCATATTCGACTAATTTAACTGACGATCAATGTACGGATTTTATGAAGACTATTATTGATCAATTTTATGTTATGAATGATGATATGTTCTTAGCTACTACAAAGATTATTATTAAGTGAATACTATTTTTGATTACATTAATGATATTCTGTATCATAAGAAAGGAACTCTACTAAACAACGTCGAGCACGAGTCAGGATATAATTCATATATGATTAATCGTTGGCTGAGTATGTATTCGCCTCAGATTGCAAATCTTATTAATTTAACGAGTAATCGACTGTATAGTGTTTTTGAAACAAAATCAGAATCGTATAAATTTCTAATAAATGTCTTACCAAAGACAAAACCGAGACGAATTGCATATATTAAGAAGGTTAAAAAAGAAAAGAAAGACGAGTTAGATGTTATTGAAACTTTAGCATCTAGCCTTGAACTTTCCAAAAGAGAGATAAATCTATATATAAAAGAATCTAACACCGATTTAGAAAGGTTAAAAAAACAATGCCAGTAGACGTAAGCGACTTACAAGCTCAGAATTCTAATGATTTCAGATTGATTGATTTAGACCAATATACCAATGACGTTTTTACGTTGCTTGGTTATAAATTATCATCTGTATTAGATGACATCTTACTAGTTCAGTACGCTGACTTAGCAGATGAAACCGGCGATACTGTTATGCGTAACGGGGTTGCTATCCCGTTAGCTCATGTGCAAAAAGCATGGCGTATTGGTCAAGTTGTTTTAGCTGGTCCAAGATGTCGAAATGTTGCGCAAGGAGACTATATTTGCTTTCCAAGTGATAAAGGTATTCCTTGCAGTAATCTTGATGTTGACGGAGTAGGCGTTTTAAAAGATGCTCTCTTTCTAAACGAAGATAGAATCTTCGGTGTATGTAAACCAATTGAAGGAGCTAAGCAAAATGCGAATAAGCCAGGTAGCACTAAGCAGCGTACTGCAAGCAAACGTAGCAGAGGTAAAATTCGCTCGAAGAAACCCTAAGCCGGGTTCACCTTCAGAGCGTCGGATGCTTTGTACTAACAGTGCTAGACTTTTAAATTCTGATAAAGGTCGGTTAGCGCTAAGATATACTCCTCCTACATCTGCTCCTAAATATAATCCAAGTACTAAGAACTTGATTATAACATGGGATGTATTTATGCAGGGTTATAGAACTATTAATGCTGACAATTGTCAGTTAATATCTATAATTCCTGACGATGATTCTTTTTGGGATTATTTTACTGAGAAGCTTACAAGCATGACACCATCTCAAAAAACAGCATTTATGAGCGTATGATTTTAGATAAAGTAGAGCCCGAATTAAAGAATCTCTTACAGAGAAATGTACGTTTTAGAATAAACAATAAAATAGTACGTGAAGGTAGGCTAATGCTTTATCATATTAAAGATTTTTATTTATCGTTTACTCTTAAGACAGAGAAGCATGATAGTAAAGTATATGAAATACCTTGCCCGTATGAGATAAGTTCGAGCGGGTCAACTCTATATTTTCACTACGAAAATGATATAATTTATAAAAAAGACCATAAAACAAAGCTTCTCATTAATTCACTACATAAAAATGTTGGTAAAAAATCCAAGTTCTTTGATAATACCATTTTGATTGAGACAGAGAATTTGGTATAAATATATATACATTGAACAAGCAGCCTTATTATTTTGAGATTAAAGATCTGATAACGCAATTTATTTCTGCGTTTGATGATGTTGTTATTAGTAGATATAATAAAAGTAGAGTAATCCAAGATAAAATTGAAGTAAGATATGCATATGCTCCAAAAGAAAGAGTTTTGCATGATCTTATAAATAAAGCTCAACATATTACTGTACCAGCGATCGCGGTTTCTATTGGAGGAGTCTCGAGAGATGAGACAAGAGTTTTTAATAAGATTACTGGGTCATATAGCGAGTCTCCCGACTTAACCTCAGAAGTATCAGACTTATTACCATCACCAGTACCGGTTAACGTTAGCGTTAACATGTCAATTATAACTAGATTTCAAACAGATATGGATCAAATCATATCTAATTTTGTACCATACTCAAATCCATATATTGTAATTTCATGGAAGGTACCAACAGATTTTGTACAGGGTAGAACAGAAGAAATAAGATCTCAAGTAGAATGGTCGGGAGATATTTCTCTGAATTATCCATCAGAATTAACACCAACATCACCATACAGAGTAACAGCAGATACATCGTTTACAATCAAAGGATGGTTATTTCCTGATAACAGTAAAGACGATGGTAAACGAATCTTTTACATTGATACAAGATTTATACCTGTTACCGGATTTGAATATATGTAATGCATAGTAACACTGAATCAACAAGCGCCACAGTTGCTGCAGCACGTCACGAATATTCGGAGATGGTATCTTTATCTGCAAGGCCTCAGGTGACTTTTGCGACTCCTTGGTGGAATGATCCAGTACATGCTGATAGAACATTCCCATTTCTTGTAGTTGATTATGGAAATACAATTAACCTGCAAGGCTATATGTTTACAAATACTACAGCTGTATATGTAAGCGCTGGTACTGGTGTATATACAAATACTCTATCTGCTGTTTCTGGATTTAATTTATTCAGTAATGCCTCAGCTCTTACAGGTAGAGATTTACTCTCTCAGTTCCCAGCATTTTCAGGATTCAAATTAGATGCTGCAGACTGGCATGTAGTTAATGATAATACAATGACTGTTAATGTAGCAGCACCTCAAGCAACAGGATATATTGATTTGATAATATCAAATGTAGCTGGCTATTCATTGCTATCTGAAGATTTGAGCGGTGGAGGCATCGTGGTTCGAACATAAATATTAAAATAAGATGGCTGACGACAACTCAACATACGGAAATGCAGGAGATAA